CTTCTCACTCTACGGAATCCAAGTAGGAGATAAAGCTCAAAAAGCGCAAGGCGGAAATATTGTTACCTCTGATGGTACTTATGTTTACCATACCTTCACATCAAGCGGTGTTTTTATTCCAAGCACAGCGCTAACTGTTGACTACCTTGTCGTTGCAGGTGGCGGCGGTGGTGGAAGCAATCCCGTTTCTTCTAATCAAACAAATGCAGGTGGAGGTGCTGGTGGTTTACGAAGTACAGTAACTGCTACAGGTGGTGGCGGTTCACTTGAATCTGCTCTATCTTTATCTCCATCAACTTCTTACACAGTAATTGTTGGTGCTGGCGGTACAACTAATGCTAATGGAAATAACTCTGTTTTTAGCACAATCACTTCTACTGGTGGTGGTCGTGGTGCAAGCCGTCAATCTTTAACAGTTGGTGGTAATGGCGGTTCTGGAGGCGGTGGTGTTTTTAATAGAGATTCAGCAGATGGGCTAGGCCAATCTGCAAATGGAACTGGTACTGCTAATCAAGGTTTTGATGGTGGGGCAGCAGCATCATTAGCAGGTACTAGCGTAGGCGCAGGTTCAGGTGGTGGCGGTGCTGGTGCTGTTGGTGTAGCAGTTACATCAAATATGACTGGTGGTGCAGGTGGTGCTGGTGTAGCAACATCTATTTCAGGTTCATCAGTAACTTACGCAGGTGGTGGCGGTGGAGGAACAAGACAGAGCGGCTCAGGTCAAGGTGCTGGTGGTTCAGGCGGTGGCGGTGCTGGAGGAAATTACGATACAGATGCTGTTGCTGGTACTGCAAATAGAGGTGGCGGCGGCGGTGGTGGTCAAGGAGCAGTAGGTAATAATAAATTAGGTGGTGGCGGAGCAGGCGGCTCAGGTATCGTAATTATTAGATACGCATTGTGATAAGGGAGAATAACTAATGGCAAATATGGAATTAATTGAGGCTAAGACCTTAACTACAACTACTGCTAATTTTACATTTAGTGCAATTCCCGCAACCTATACAGACTTGTGCATTGTAGTATCTGCAAGGTCAGACACCGCAGCAACGCAAGATGGTTTATGGATTTCACAAATAAATGGAAGCGGTTCGAACTTATCAAATATTTGGTTGCGTGGTTCAGGTACTAGTGCAATATCCAATACAAGCGCTCTATACGGTATTCTTGTTGGACAAATAAACGCAGCAAACTCAACTGCAAATACATTTAGCAATCTTTCTATTTATATTCCTAATTATGCTTCAGCAAATAACAAATCAATTTCAATAGATAGCGTTCAAGAACACAATGCAGCAGAAGCATATATGGGATTTACTGCTGGGCTTTGGTCAAACTCTAATGCCGTAACCTCTATAACTTTAGATTCACAGGTTGGTGATTTAGTACAACACTCAACCGCTTACCTATACGGCATCTCAAATGTAACTAGCGGTAGTAAGGCAACCGGCGGTGTTGTCTCATCAGACGGCACGTACTACTACCACATGTTTCCGTTCTCAAGCACGTTTACTCCGACTCAATCAATTACCGCTGACTACTTAGTAGTCGCGGGCGGCGGTGGCGGTGCTGCTCAACATTCAGCAGGTGGTGGAGGTGGAGGTTACAGAACATCTCTTGGCGGAACTGCCTTATCCTTAACTGCTCAGGCTTACACAGTCACTGTAGGTGCGGGTGGTGCGCCAAGTCAATTTGGCACCAACCCAATTACTACCAACGGTAATAACGGTTCCAATTCTGTATTTTCTAGTATAACTGCAAGCGGTGGCGGCGGCGGTGGAAGGTATCAAAGTGTTGCTGGAAACGCTGGCGGTTCAGGCGGCGGTGGTGGACCTGATAGTGCAGTTGGTGGCGCAGGAAACGCTGGTGGGTACACTCCAGTAGAAGGTTACGCTGGTGGCAACGGTGCCGTGCACAATACTGGCGGCGGCGGAGGAGGCGGCGGAGGTGGTGCAGGTGGCGTTGGCGCTAACGCTGTTGCTGGTGGCTCAGGTGGCGGTGGTAATGGTGGTATTGGAGTTCAAAATAACATAGATGGAAATAACTATTATTGGGCAGGTGGCGGTGGTGGCGCTACTATACAAACAGGTACTGCTGGCGCTGGTGATGGCGGATTAGGTGGTGGAGGTGGAGGCGGTGGCGCTCAAGGTGGCACTGCTGGAACTGGTGGTGGTTCTGCAATAAACTCTGGAGTCAATGGTTTAAGTTCAGCTGGCGGTACTGGTGCAACTGGTGGCGCAGGTGGCGCTAACACCGGCGGAGGTGGCGGAGGTGGTGGTTCTTATGAGTCGTCAGCAGGCGCAGGCGGTAGCGGAATTGTAATTATAAGATATGCGATATAAGGCATGAAAACATCACCGCAGATATTAAACCTAGAAAACACCGGACCTAGGACATCACCGCAGGCAACTGCCTGCTATAATACGTAGGTAACCAGGAGGAAATATGTCCGCAATAGATTTTCCGAACTCGCCGTCGGTAAATGACACACATACCGTAGGAAACCGTGTGTGGAAGTGGAACGGCACCGTTTGGGAGGTCGTTCGCTCGACAGTTCCATACGCAACAGGTGCAACCGGTCCAACCGGCAACACCGGCGCTAACGGAAACACAGGAGCTACAGGTCTAACTGGAGCAAATGGAAATACCGGAGCAACAGGTCCTACAGGCGACGCTGGCGCGAACGGAAATACCGGAGCAACAGGTGCAACCGGAGTAACTGGTTCAACCGTGACAGGTCCAACTGGTCCTGCAGGTTCAGGCGACTTCGACGCATTCTTACTGATAGGAGCATAATCAATGCCAAGTTCATATAAGGTACTAGGGCAATCAAACCCTGCGGCGACGACCGCAACCGCACTGTACACAGTTCCGTCGTCAACATCATCTGTTATATCAAGCATCTCGATCGCAAACCTCGCGGCTACCTCCGCGACGTTTCGCCTCATCGTGCAGAAGTCTGGAGAAACAAGCACCATCACCGACAAGCAGTACATTGGATATGACATCACCGTGGGCGGATCAGACACAACCATCATCACAGTAGGCTTAACGCTCGCAACGGGAGATGTAGTAAAGGTCTACGCCTCAACCGCAACCGTAGCATTTCAAGCGTTTGGCAGTGAGATAACAGCATAATGGCAATAAGTAGCGTCGCGTCTGGGTACGACGGCGTTAGCTTACTGGCAGGCAACGTTGCTTATGTACCTGCCACAAGAGCCTTATTTGCAGGCGGTAGTACTGGTGCTGCTCTAGATGTAATTGATTATATAAACATTTCTACAACAGGTAATGCTACTGATTTTGGTGACTTAACAGTGGCTCGCTTTGATTTAACGGCTGTATCTTCTTCTACTAGGGGTATATTTGGTGGTGGAGAAACTGGTAATCAAACTACATTATACAATACGCTAGATTATGTAACAATTGCTACAACGGGTAACGCTACTGATTTTGGTGATTTAACTGCTAATTATGGATATCAACCAGGAAGTTTTTCATCATCTACTAGAGGACTATTTGGCGGCGGGTATAATGGTAGCGCTTTAATTGCTGGAATAGATTATGTAACTATTGCTTCAACTGGCAATGCAACAGATTTTGGAGATTTAAGTCAGTCCAGACGTGGTCTTTCAGGATGCTCTTCACCTACTCGTGGCATATTTACTGGTGGATATACTGGTGCATTTGTTAATACAATAGATTATGTAACTATAGACACCACAGGAAATGCCACAGACTTCGGTGACTTAACAGTTGGTAGATATAATCCAGCAGCCTGTTCTTCATCTACTAGAGGTCTTATTATGGGTGGTAATGCTGGCGCTGCTGATTTAAATGTTATTGATTATGTAACTATAGCCAGCACAGGCAATGCAACTGATTTTGGAGACTTAAGCGTAGCAAGAAATGGAGCAGCAGCATCTTCACCTGTTAGGGGTGTACTTGGTGGTGGCTATATTGTTGATACAATTGATTATGTAACTATTGCTACTATTGGCAATGCAGTTGACTTTGGAGATTTAACTGTTGCTCGTCACATTCCAGCAGCGTGTTCAGCAGGACACGGCGGACTATAAATGACAAGGAGAGATATATGAATGAGCTAGAAAGAACACTTGAGGCGCTACCAGCGCAGTACTCACCTATGCTTTCAAAGATAGATGCAGTTTTGCCGTTGGCTAAGGTAGATACCGAGAACTTCAACAAGTCATCATCACAGTTTAAGGTAGCAACCTTGGACGTCGTTGATTTAACTCCTATTAACTCGGCAAAACATCTACTGGCGGTAATTCAACAGACACGTCAGGCATTAGAGGAAGCCTCTATTAACTTACGCCGTAAACAGGTCGAGCTAAAGCGCAAGGAGCTAGAGTTAATGTCATCCGAGGGAACGGACACGGACGAGCTAGTGATCGACATCGACGAGCTTAAGATGCACATCACTAACATCGAGGCGTCAGGACGCGGTGCGGTTAGACGACTTGCAAACGCCCTAGACCAATATCAGTCAATCCTCACCGCGCTTGGTAAGGATCACCTAACTGAACTAGATTACGAGAATGACCAGGCGAGATATCACATCATGACCGCGTTCAACCAGGCGCTTACCGCCGCGAGGGCGCGAGGTGGCATGATCGACGAGGGAAATCACATCTACCTATTTCAGCTTGGCATCAACGGAGCGGTCGCGCAGCGCGAGATCACCGCGCTTCTTGAGGCGGAGCAGGAGGCACTAAACGAGGGAGTTGCTCCCAGCCACGAGGGAGTAGTTAAGTGGTTAAACCTCGTCGCGGATAAGTTTGAGAAGGCACCCGAGCAGTACGCCGCTCAAAGAAACATGCAGACACTAAACCCATCACTAACACTGGAGAACAAACAATGAAGATGATTAAATACACGCTAAACGCGGACGGAACAGTTCCGGACTACGTACTTGACGGCGGATACCTCGCGGTAGCAAACGCAAGTTCTTCACCGCAGGACCTAGACCTAGTAGGTGTAGCAACCGATGACGCACCGCAGGCCGGGTACGCAAACGAGGCTGCGCTTCTTGCGTACGCCGAGGAGAAGAACCTTGAGTTTAAGAATCCGATCACCGAGGAGATCATTCCTCTGGAGACCGTCATCTCATCAATGTGGAGTAAGTTAAGCTAGACTTAACAAAACTAAGTTAGGGTATACACCATGGGAATCAGCAGCATGAAGACTGGCTCGATGAAGCGCAGTCTTTTGGTAGGTAACACTGCCTATGACCCATTTACTACAGGTAGAGCACTATTTGGTGGTGGGTATTCTTCAGGTGCAAATACTAATGTTATTCAATATGTAGAGATACAAACTACAGGTAATGCAACTGATTTTGGTGATTTATCTGTAACAAGACGTAATCTTACTGCCTGCTCTTCTTCAACAAGAGGCTTATTTGCAGGTGGATATACTAGTACAGCCAGTGATGTTATTGACTATGTAACAATAGCCTCCACTGGTAATGCGACTGACTTTGGTGATCTATTAAATGCTGGTTACAGAAAAGCAGGGTGCTCTAACTCTACAAGAGGTTTATTTGCTGGCAAGGACGATCCTGGTAATAAAGATGTTATAGAGTACGTAACAATAGCAAGTGTGGGTAACTCTACTGACTTTGGAGACTTAACTAGTCCTCGTCTTAGTTCTGGTGGAGCAGGAGGTTGTGCTTCTAGTACTAGAGGTATATTTAGTGGTGGAGTGTATACCGCATCTAATGTAATTGACTATGTAACCATTGCTACTACAGGTAATGCAACAGACTTTGGAGACTTAACCGTTTCTCGTGGTGATATTGCTACCGCTTCTAATAGTACTAGAGGTATATTTGCTTCTGGATTTGATGCCTCTACTATACGAAATACAATTGACTACATTACAATTGCTACCACAGGAAATGCTACCGATTTTGGAGATTTAAGTGTTGGACGATTTATGTCTGGTGCAGCAGCAACATCGTTAAGAATGATTATTGGCGGTGGAGAAGCAGCAGGTGGCTCATTATCTAATGTTATAGATTATTTAACAATTGCTACCATTGGTAACGCAACTGACTTTGGTGATTTGCTTAGCGCTAATGGCGCTCTAGCAGGTCTTTCTAACGCACACGGCGGACTATAATGATTATTACAAACAAAAATATCGGGGGGATATAGTGAGTCAAATAGAAAAAGTAAAAGAAAATAATTCTGTTGAAATAGAGTTATTTAAAATAAGTGGTGAATTAGCAACATCACCAGAATATAATAAAATGTTAGAGCATATTAATAAAAATATGCCATTAGTTCGCAGGGATTCAGAAAACTTTTATAAATCAGCATCACAATTTAAAAATGTTACTTTAGATGTAACAGAGTTAACAACTATGGGATCTTTAAAACATGTGTTGGCGGTTCTTGACCGTACCCGCATGGCTTTAGAAGAATCTTATGTAAGTTTAAAACGTAAACAAATAGAGTTAAAACAAAAAACTCTACAACATGATAATCTTGAAGAGGGTTATGAAAAAGAATTGCTTTGGGTAGATATTGTAGAAATTAATACTCAAATGGGAAATATTGAAAATTCAATTAAAGGTGCTCTTCGTAAGGCAAGTTTCTTTTCTACACAATATGATGCACTTATGCAAAAATTGGGTAAAGAAGAAATAACAGAAGAAGACTATGAAGTTAATGAAGCCAGACATCATGTTATGACTGCTATGAAACAGGCACTTATTGCTGCCCGCACTCGTGGAGGCATGATTGATGAGGGTAATCATATTTATCTTTTTGATATGGGCATTAACGGAGCAGTAGCACAAGCAGAAATTATTGCTTATCTGCAAATGGAAGAAGAAATGCTTATTAAAGGAGAAATTCCTACACATGAAATGACTATCAACTGGCTAGAAGCCTGTGCTGATAAGTTTGCTAAATGTGGAACGGACTTTGCAGAACTTCGTGGATTTATTCCTCTTGATAAGAAATCATTAATAAAGGAGGCATCAAATGAAAATGATTAAATATATATTAAACTCTGATGGAACTATTCCTGATTATGTTGTTGATGGTGGTTACCTTGCAAAATCAAACGGTAATGCATCACCACAAGATCATGATTTAATAGGAGTAGCCACAGACATTGCGCCACAAGCAGGGTATGTAAATGAAGCAGCATTATTAAAATATGCAGAAGATAATGAATTTGTATTCATTAATCCAATAACTGAAGAAGTGACACCATTAGAAGATGTGGTATCATCTATTTGGAGCAAGTTAGGATAATATAATGGGAATTTCCAGTTTTAAAACAGGTTTAATGAAACGTAGTTTTTTGGCTGGAAATCTTGGTTTTGGAGTCGCTAGAGGTTTATTTGCTGGCGGAAATAATGGTGCAGTATCATTAAACGTTATAGATTATGTTACTGTTTCTACTACTGGAAACGCTACGGATTTTGGCGATCTAGTAACAGCAATAGATTCTATGTCTGCTTGCGCTTCATCTACAAGGGGTATCTTTGCAGCAGGTACATATACAGCAGCAATAAATTATGTAACAATAGCAAATGCTGGAAATACTACAAGTTTTGGTAACTTAAGCGTTGAGGCTTATTCAGGTGCAGGTATGAACAATTCTACTAGAGGTGTTTTTGCCATAGGGCAACAAAGTACTGCACCAAGTGGTAGGTCTGATAAAATTGAGTACATTACTATTGCCACTACTGGCAACTCTACTAACTTTGGTTCGTTAACTGCTATTGGTGCTGGTCTTGGTGCTGTATGTTCACCCACACGAGGTGTAATTATTGGTGGGTTAAATAGAACAACTAATATGGATTATATTACAATTGCTACAACTGGCAATGCTACCTCTTTTGGAACTTTAGCAAGTGGTCAGTCTTATGTCGCTGGTGCTTCAAATAATACAAGAGGTATTTTTGGGTCAGGTCAAGCAATGAGATATATCACTATTGCAACCACTGGTAACTCAGATTCTTTTGGTAATTTAAGTAGTGCTGGTCAACAATATTTTGCGGGACTAGCAGATTCAACTAGAGCAGTATTTGGTACATTTTATAACAGTAATGCTGGTCTTTCTTCTAATGTTATCGAATATTTTACAATAGCAACTACTGGCAACGCTACCGATTTTGGCGATTTAACTGTTGCAAGATATGCAGGCGCTGGTTTATCTAATAGTAATGGTGGTCTTGCAGCATGATAAAATTGTATTTAAAGGACGGTATATAAAATGCCAATAACAAGTTTTAAATCAGGTACTAAGAGTAGAAGTATGTTGGCTGGAAATGTTTATTTTAATCCACTACTCAATGCTAGAGGCCTATTTGGCGGAGGCGGAGGTGGTGGTAATTCTGATGTGATTAACTATGTAGAAATAACAACAACTGGAAATGCAACATCTTTTGGTACTTTAACTCTTGCAAGAGAAGGGGCATCTGGTTGTTCCTCATTTACTAGAGGTTTGTTTGGTGGAGGTTATACAAATACTAATAGTAATGTTATTGACTATGTAACTATTATGAGTACAGGCAATGCAACGGATTTTGGTGATTTAACATTTGGAAAATATTATGGAGGAGGATGTTCTTCATCTACTAGAGGTTTATTTGGTGGTGGATATGTTTCTACTCATTCCGACATAATTGATTATGTAGAAATAGCAACAACAGGAAATGCCACAGATTTTGGTGATTTAACAGTTGCAAGAGGTTATGTTGGGGCCTGTGCCTCATCTGCTAGAGGTCTGTTTGCCAGCGGATTTATTGCCAATTATTCTAATGTTATTGATTATGTAACTATAGCCTCAACTGGCAATGCAACTGATTTTGGTGATTTATCTGTAACAAGATTAGGAGTAACGGGTTGTTCATCAGCCACCAGGGGATTATTTGCTGGTGGAAATAATGATTCCAATCTTAACGTTATTGATTATGTAACTATTGCATCAACAGGAAATGCAACAGACTTTGGCGATTTAACTGTTGCAAGGAATTATATGGGAGGATGTTCTTCGGCAATTAGAGGTGTATTTGGTGGTGGAACTACTGGTTCTGTTTCAAATGTTATTGACTATGTAACCATTGATTCTACAGGCAATGCTATAGACTTTGGTGATTTAACTTTTTCAAAGTATGGAGTAACAGGTCTATCAAACGGACACGGTGGATTAGCATAAATTATATAAAATTATAAAACCCTCCAAGCCAAAAGCAAGGAGGGTATTTTTATATTAAATTTTTACAACTTACATGGATATTTGTTGTACCATTCTTGATACCGTGCTCCATTTACGGATGTCCATGACGACCAGTCTTTTCCGCCCTTGGTCATATAGTGCGCCACCTGTGCATTAATTACTGGGTTAAATAACTCAGCGTTTGAATCTAAGTCAAACTTTTTTCTGCGATCTGGACCTAACTCCTCTATCATGTTAATTTGAAACACTCCGTAGGAACTATCTCCAGTTTTTGTATTACCATTAAAAGCAAAAGGACGTCCATTAGATTCTGCTTTAGCAACTGCACATGCAGATTGTAAAGCCTTTCCCTTGAAGCCTACCGCCTTTAAAAGGTCAACCAACTGCCCATCACTTAAAGAATGAGCATTTTCATACTTCTCTAATTTTTTTGCCGTAGAAACCAAAAAAACCCCTTGAGGGGCTTCAACTGGCATTGGCGTAGTAATTAAAGTTTTAGTTTCAAGAGCATTGGCGGCATTTAAAAATGGTGCAAAAAGCCCAACCAGCGCTACTAAACCTAACCATACTGCTTTGTTCTTGTCTCTCATTGAAATTACCTCCTAGAGCCAAATTGCTACCTTTCGGTAGCATTGTATTAATTGTAGCACGAATTTGGGTTAAAAAGCAAGTTTATATAATATTTTTTTATTTTATTATAAATGCCGTGCTTGAAAGTGGTATAATAATTATCTTATGGCAGAAACCGCAATCTATGACCTTCCGTATCCCACAGACGCATCACCCGTTGATGTTGCTGGTGATTTACAAGCATTAGCAGAAGCAATTGATGCGGTATTGCCAAGTTTAGGCTTACCATATTTTACTCATGAAGTTAGAAATAACAGTGGTGCAACTATTGCTAAGGGTGATCCAGTTTATGTCACAGGTTTTTCTACTAAAACTACCGTTGCAAAATCGGTAGCAACAGATCTCGCAACATTTCCAGTAATGGGATTAGCAACTACAGCAATTACAAATGGTAGTGATGGCGTTGTTATTGTTTCTGGTATTTTTAGTAATGTAAACACTTCTTCGTATACCGCAGGAAATAGACTTTATGTAGCAACTGCTGGAGGACTTACTGCAACACAGCCAGAAGGTGGTTCAGGGGCCACAGGAGTGGTTTTAAAGGCTAATGCAACAACAGGTATTATACTTGTTACACCAACCAAAGGCAACGGCACCTGGGGTGCAGTTAAGGCAGGATTATAATGGCAACATATAGAGGTCAAGGCTCAGATTCATTTTCAATTGGTGCAGCGCCACCACAAGTTTCTTGGACAGTAGTTCGTGGAGACACCGCAGCATTTAGAGTTTATGTAACAGATGAAAACCGTGAGCCACTAACAATTTCCGAATGGGATATTTCAATGGACATTGCTAGAAAAACCGTCAATGCAATCACTAAAGTTGTAACTTATCCAGTAATTGCTTCATTAAATCCCGCACCTTCTGTAGATGATGATGACGGAGAGTTTACAGTTTCACTTTCTGCAGGAGAATCTGAAGATCTTGAAACAGGAGATATTTTTGATATTCAGTTATCAGATCCAACCAGAACTTGGACGGTATGTAAAGGAACAATCACAGTAATTGAAGATGTAACACCTGCTGAAAGTTAATCATGGCAGTAGAAAAAGTAACAACATTACAACAGTTTAAGGTTTTTGTAAATTTAAAAGATTATGCAAAAGTAAGTTTAAAAAGAGTTGGCTCATTCACTCCAGAGGTTGAAGGTATATATCCTTTTCGTGTAAGGTTTAAAGATCTTGGATACCCTGGAATTTCTAGCGGTAATGCACCAGCAATTGGCTTAGCAGTCATTGGTAGTACATTTCTTATTTTATGATATAATCACATATATGGCCATCATAGCGATTAATACACTAAAAGGTAAATTTGAATCTGGTGATATTCCTACTGGAGCAGATTTTGCTGATCTAATTGATACTACTTCATACCGTGCAGAAGCATTGGGTGGAGATGGCAATAACTCGTCAACAGTTAATGGAATAGAGACAGCAACAGTATTTGACACCATTGAAACAAGTACTTGGCGCACAATTAAGTATTTAATTCAAATCTCTCATCCCTCAACAAGTGTTTACAAGAGCACAGAAATCAACATAGTTTTTGATGGAACAAATCAAAATATAACAGAGTTTGGCACGGTATCTAATACGACAAACGCCATAGGAAATATCACTGCTAGTTTAAATTCTGGTATAATAAGCATGACGGTAACCCCCGTATTAACGCCGATGACCATTAGGTATTACCGAACTGGTTTGAAAGCCTAACCCCAAGGAGTAACAAATGGCAACAGTAGACAAAGCCTTTAGAATTAAAAATGGCTTAGTGGTTGAGGGTAGTACCGCTACCGTCAATACACATGATGTAATTACAAAAGAAATCTTTGACGCAAAAGGTGACTTAATAGTTGGTACAGGATCAAACACTGGTACCAGATTTGCAGTAGGAACAAACGGATATGTTCTTACGGCAAACTCTTCAACAACTTCAGGAGTTGAGTGGGCAGCAGCACCAGCAGTTGGATCATTTGAAACTTCAATTGTATTTGAAGGTACAACAGCAAATGATTTTGAAACAACTCTTACAGTAACAGACCCAACAGCAGATCGTACAATTACATTCCCAGACTTATCAGGTACTGTAATTACAACTGGTGATTCTGGCACAGTAACTAGCACAATGATTGCAAATGACACAATTGTAGATGCAGATATTAACTCAGCAGCAGCAATTGCTCAGTCTAAGATTTCAGGTCTTACTACTGATCTTGGAAACAAGGCTTCATCATCAGATCTTACAACTCACACAGGAGCAACAGAAGCACACGGTGCAACTGGTGCTGTAGTTGGAACAACAAATACACAAACTCTTATAAACAAAACACTTACAAGTCCAGTAGTTTCAGGACTTACACTTTCAGATGGCTCAATCGTTCTTGAAGGTGCTACAGCAAACGATCATGAAACAACTATCACAGTAACTGATCCTACAGCAGA